TCAGGCGCGCCGTTTGGAGTTGCCCCCAGTGTTGCCCCCACGACCGTAAATAAGCTCGTAAATGTCAGATACGCGCCACACCGTGGTACGCGGGCCTAACTTGGTGGGCTTTGGAAAGCGGCCTTCCTTCACGCCGGTCCACCAGGTGGAAGAGCAAACCGGGATGATTGGTGGCACCGGCGGGTTGGCTTTTCGGTCTCCGATGATCTGCTTGAGGCGCAGATAGCCGTCGGCGGGCAGGTCGAGCAATCTAACTTGCCGGGTCATGCAGTGGCTCCTTTTGCTTTGGGGCGATCTTGCGTGAACACCCAACATTTGACCGTTTCCGGCCGCTTGGGGGCGTGCAAGTTGTCGCGGTTGAATTGCGCGTTGATGGCGCTGTTGACGGATCGGATATCGATGAACTTCCGGTGACGTGATGTTTTCAGCACCCGCTTGAGGTCAGCCAGCGGCGGAAGGTGCACGCGCCGCTCTGCCGCGACGTGTTCCAGGTGCTGCAGGTTGATCGCGATGACATCGCCTGTACGCGCATGGTTGAGAATCGGCCGGTCATCGTCGTCGGACTCGATGTAGTCAAAGACTTCCCAGAACTGCTGTACCAATGCGTGATCCGCGCTGATCGCCTGCTGTCGCGCTGCGGCCATTCGGCCCAGCTCGTCCAGGGCGGCGGCGTGCTGCTCGTCGGTGAGCGGCAGCACGTGGCGCATGCTGTCGACCATGGCCATGATTTGCGCGTGGTTCTTTGCGATACGCACGGTCTTGATGTCGGGGCGGGCCATCAGGGCTTGCTCGTGAACGCCCACCCGGGCGGCGAAGGTTTCCAGCACTCTCGACTCGGCCATGACGGTGGCCAGCAGGAACGCCGACACATCCTCCACCGGGATGCGCTCCAGCGCCTCGGCTGCAGCGCGCGTTGCCGGCGTCTGTGCTGAGCGGTCGCAGTAGATATGGACGATGCGCTGCAGGACCGCGTCGCTGGCGCTGACTTCGGCGTTTTGGCTGATGACGATGGCGCCACGGAAGGGCGGCTCGTAGGTTTCATTGCCGCCATTCTTCATGCCGCGTGCGCGGGTGCTGCGGCCGTTGTAGGCGGTTTTCAGCTCGTCCCAATCGAAGCCGCGCTGCTTGGCGCCTTCGTCGCCGCGGTCGCCCTCGATGAGCACGACGGGCAGGTTGGCCACCTGGGCGAAGTTCCGGGCCCGGGCCGCGAGCGATGATTTGCTCGGGTCGAAGCCTTCGTAGTCACGCCGGCCGCAGAGCTTCCACAAGAACTCAATGAGTGTGGTCTTGCCGGCGCCGGGTTCGCCCACCAGCTCCAGGAAGGGGTAGCTCTTGTGCTCCTGGCGGATCTGTTCTGCGAACAGGCTGCCGAACCAGAACGCCAGCGCGGCCAGGCCCTTTGCGCCGAAGGCCTGCCACAGCAGCGGCAGCCAGGTCGTCTGCATGCCCTGCACGTCGGAGGACAGCGACAGCGTTGCGGCCTGGCTGATGGTCTTGATGGAGAGCTTGCCGATGTCGAAGAAGTCTTCGTCGTTGAGCTGGTACAGCTTGCCGTCTTTCACGGCCACATCGCCATAGACATAGGTGCCGTATTCCTTGGTGTAGCCAACGAAATCGATGGTTTGCACCGTTGGAATGTGGGCGAGCTGCTTCTCCAGGTACTCGTCGAGCTGCTGGCCGGTGCCGGTGTACATGGCGCCCGGCGCCACGCCCAGCAGGCGCTTCTTGAACTCGCTGCTGCTGGCGATTTGCGCGCTGGTGAAGGTCGCCTTGATGGGCTGGCCATCGTGCGGGAAGGCGACGCGAAAGTAGTACCAGGACTCGTCCGTCTGCGGGCTGGCCTGATAGTAGAGCGCCGTTGGCAAGCAGTTGGCGATGGGCTGCACGATGCAGGCGCGTTGCAGGGCGTGATCGCGCACCTCGTCTTCGGCCATGTCTTCATGCACCTCGCGCACGGTCGTGCTCTCGCGCTGGAAGGCGTCGAGGTCGAGCTTGAACGAGTACAGACGATTGCGGTGCTCGAACGGGAACTTCGCATCGCCTGTGCGGCGGTACATCAAGCGCGCCTTGTCCGATGGCGTGGCGGCGGTGAAGAGGTCGCCCAGGTAGCGATATTCGTCCAGGTCCCGCTTGGACAGGCGGTCGCGCACATGCAGCTCGTTCCAGTCGAGCTTCGTCTTGCCGGCCTGCTTGGGCAGCGCGGCCGATGCTGACCAGCCATCGTCGCGGGCGCGCTCGATGTGCTTGAGCGCGTAGCGCCGGCCGGCGGGGTCGTTATCCAGGGCGAACACCAGGTGCGGGCGGCGGTGGCCGCCGGCGGCGCATTGCTCGGCCAACGCGGCCAAAGCAGTGGTCGGGTAGTGCGAGCACGAGAACGTGGCCACTGCAGCCACGTCGTGATGCATCAGGGCGATGGCATCAAAGATGCCTTCCACCAGCCACAGCTCCTTTGGCTGGGCCGGCAAGGTGGGCGGCTGCCACCAGGTGCCCGCGTAAGAGCCGCTGAACGTGGCCTTGCGGTCGCCAAAGCGTTCGGGCTGGTCGATGATGCGTTCCCAATAGCGGCCTTCGCTCAAGGGGAAGCGGACGGTGGCGCTGCCGATCTTCAGCTCGTGGCTGTAGTAGCTCTCTTGCGTGTACCAGCCGGCAACGCGCGCCAGGTCAAAGCCGCGCGCATCGCGCATGTAGGCATCGGCCGCAGCGTTGGGCGCTTCGGGTGTTCTGACGTAGCGGTCGCTCCAGGAAGCGAAAAGATCGGGGTACAGCTCTTTGGCGTGGTATTCGGCTGCGCACTTGTTCTGCCGGTTGCAGCGGACGACCCAGGGCGCGTCTGCAAAGGCCCACAGCGAGCGTTTGCCACAGGAGGGGCACGAGCCGTTCTCCAGCTTGTTCGATCGTTCCTTGAAGCCGTAGTCGTGCACCAGGCGCGACGCAATGGCGGAGGAGAGGTCGAGGTTCATTGCGATCAGGGAAGGGTGGGTCAGTCGTCAACGTCGCCGGCGGCGCGGCGTTTGAGGTCGACGGTGGCGCGGTTGGCGCGGCGCCGCTCGCGCACCGTCACCATCGCCTTTGCTGCAGCGGTGACGGCAGTACGCAGCAGCGGCGACATGGCGTCGTAAGGGGTGGTCAGGCGCAGGAAGCGGTGCATCCGGCGCACGTCCACATCGGTGACGACCGGCTCAGGCACGGCGGGCGCTCCTGCAGAGGAAGCCGAGCCACACGCCGCGCCCGTAGCAGACGGCAAAGAACACCGACGCGGTGAACATGCCGGCCTCGCCAGTCACGTGCGTGAGGTACAGCCATGCCGGCTGACCGAGCAGGCCGACCAGCGCGCCCCAGCGCTGCGTGTTGGCGCTGTAGTTGAGCAGCGCCACGGAAACGAAAGCCGTGAGCAGCATCCAGAGATTGACGAGGGCGAGCATTACGCGGCCTCCGCCAAGACGCCGTAGGCCATCAGGCCCGTGGCAACGACACCGCCGCCGATGCACACCACGGCCACCCACAGCAGCACGCGTACAGCGCCGTTGAAGCGCTTTGGCTGCGCCCGGTAGCCGGTGACGATTGGGTCGTTCTTGCTGCGCCAGGCGAAGAGCAAGCCCACGGCAGCGGCCTGCACGGCGAGGGTGGCGAACATGGCAACGAGCTGCAGGACGTTCATGCGGGCCTCCCGACCAGGCGGGCCGAGCCGGCGTGTGCGGCCAGGCCGAGCGCTTCAGCCGTGCGCATGACGGTCATGAGTGCATCGGTGCTGGATGCGGCGATGGTGTGGAACGACAGCCGACGGCCGCCGGCGGCAACGCGGACGAGGTAGGTGTTCATGCCTGCCCCCTTACTCAATGCCCTGCAGGCTGTTCTGCCGTGCAACAGGCGCAAGTACGCCGATGGGCTGCGCATGCATGCCAAGCAGCCGGGAAACCTGCTGCAGGTTGGCGTACAGCTCCACCGCCAGTGAAGCCGTGCGCGCGTTGGCAAGCTCTTTGACCAGCGAGCCGCGATAGCGCAGCGCCGCCAGCCTCTGCGGCACCGTCATGCGGCCCGTCTCTTGCGGCACAAGGCGGCCTTCCAGCACATCGAGAACCCAGCGGCGGAATGCCTTGGCGCGCTCGGTGCGCGCCAGCATGCCGAGCAGGTAGCAGCCGCGCGGGCTGAAGATGCGCGCTTGCTGCCTGCCGCCTGCGGTGTCGAGTTCGACGAGTTGAGTCATTTCGTCGGTGAATTCGTCGGTGTTGCGGTCGTAGAGCTCCGCGATGGCGGTACGGTGATTCTTGTAGCCCAAGGCGCTCGCAACTTGCGAGCCCCTTAGCCAAGGGGTGTTGTGGATGTCGACTACCTCAAAGTCGACGTTCTCAAAGGTCAGGACAGCGTTGGTTTGCATAGAGGCCTCAGAAAAATTGAGCAAAAGACCGCCCTCCGGCGTGGGGGAGACACGCCGTCGGGCAGGGGAAAAAGGGAGGAAAGAGAGGGGCGGCTACTTGCCGCCGAGCAGATCCATTTGGCGCGTGTCTTGCGCCGTTGGCCGCTTACGGCTCACGGGCAGATAGGCCTGGGGGTTCGGCTTCATGCTGGGCGCGATGGTGCGCACCTGCGAAATGATGGCCGCACAGGTGTACGCGCAGTGCACGTCTTCACACTGCAGATACGCCTCGCGCGTGAGCAGCGACACCTCGCGGCTGGTGCGGATTTTCAGACGGCCTTTGCAATGGGGGCAGGTCATCAGCACGGGCGGTCCTGTTTGTGGCTTTGTTTTACGGAAGATGGGTGAGGGACATCCTCGGCCATAGACTCATCGGTTCCCACACCGTTTGAATCATCAACAGAGGAGCCCTCATGGAAATCGATACCTTGCTCAGTGACATCTCGAACACGTTCACCGCTGCCAAAACCGCTCTTGCGGCCAGAGACGGTGCCGGACTTGCAAAGGCTGAAAACGTGTTTGAGCGTCAGCGTATGCAGCTCCTGAAGTTGGCACGTGCTCCTCAAGAGGCGAATGCGGTGCTCTCGCAGCGCGTAACTATTGCAGAGCAGGAAAATGTGGACCTCAGACAGCAGTTGACCGAGCTGCTTGAGCGCGAAGGCGAACTCGCCCAATACAAACCGTTTAAGACGCCCTTGGGCGGCCTCTGCCTTGCCGAGCAACTTCCACCCGGCCAGCGCGACAGGCGTGTGTACGTGTGTGCAGCGTGCGCTTACGTAAGTCGTAAGTCGGAGCTGGAATTCGAGCAAGGCAAGACGGTGCTTCATTGCCCGGAGTGTCAGGCTCGGATACCTGGCATAGAAGAGCGCCAGGGATTTATTGAGTTTTTCGGGCCCACCGTCTAATCGCGCCCACGACATAAAGGCACGGTCGAATTTGGCCTGTGCACGCTCGCTGCGGGTGCGCAGACGCGCAAAGCGGTTCTGCAGGCGGATCATTTCCCACCCCCTTGCGGCCGGCCGCACTCGCCGTGGCCCTGGCGCGCGCATTCACAGAACATGCCGACCTCGCCCAGCGTGGCCACGGCGTCCATGTATTTGCGCGTGACCAGCACATAGCCGCACACGCCAACCAGCGTATCCAGCTTGTCGATCAGCACGCCTTGCTCGCCGCTCAGGAAGCGGCTCATGGCGCCTTTGTCCCAGCCCATCGTCTGCTGCACGTCTTGGCGGGTGGGGCCAGAGAGCTTGCGACGCAGGGCGTGTTCTATTCGGTGTTGGGTGTGCATGATCAATCCTCGACAACGGAAGTTGCGTGCCGTTGCGGCACGGCTTGCATAAGCTTGTTGGGGCTCGGCTGGGCCAGCGCGCTGAGGATGAGAACGCGGCCCATGTTGCCGAGGGACCGGCCTTCAGTGGCGGCGCGCGCTTTGAACTTCAGAAGCTCTTCGGGCCGAAGGCGGATATAGACGGGCTTGTCAGTCACGACGCCAATTGGCGCGCGACGTTTCGCGACATTTCCACGGGGCATGGCGGATATACTCGTGAAAGAGAATCTTGCATAACATGAGCATTCTAGTAATCAAACGAATATCTATGAAGTCAATTGTTGTCAAATTGGTCTTCAAATGAATACTCGACTAATAGCCGACAGACTCCGCGAGGAGCGCAAGCGCCTTGGTCTTACGCAGGAGCGGTTCGGGGCAGAGGGAGGCGTCGGAAAGCTGGCGCAACTCAACTACGAAAAGGGCCAGCGTTCGCCGGACGCTGCCTATCTGTCTGCCATCGCGCTGGCGGGCGTTGACGTGTCCTATGTGCTTACTGGCGAACGGGGTGCGACGGCTATGACGCCGGATGAAGCGGCCCTTCTTGCAGCGTATCGGGAGCTCGATGCACGAGGGCGCGCGGGCGTGCTTGCTCTGATCGGCGGGCTTTCGGGCGCAGTCACTGAAGTTCAGCCTGTAATGGCTGGAAAACGTTCCCAGGTAATTGTTGGAGGGTCGTACAACGTGCAGCTTGGCGATTCGTCGAAGCGAAAGGGGACTTCAAGAACATGACAAGTGCTTATGGGGCAACCGTGAAACCAAGACTGCGGCGCCGGAGCGATCTTGGAATGGGCGGCATGCACAAGCCATCCGAGAGGCTGTCGCTGCTTACGATTGCTGTTTCATACGCGATTTTTATATCCGCGTGCTACCTCATAGCATTTTGGGGCAGTTTCGGCATCAACGTATTTCAGTTTGTGGGACTAACCGATTTTGCCAAGCTTGCAATCCATCCGGTTGCTCTTGCGGTCGCTGGCTTTGTGGGCATCTCAGTGGTTCAGGCAATTGGGGCAACATTTTTGGGAGGGGACGATGAGGAACCTACTCAAAATGATGACGAAGAGTTTCTGAACAATTCGAATCGGAGTCTGAGAGCCACTGTGCTCGCGATGGTGGTTCTTCCTTTGATTCAGGCTGCTGGTGGTCCGCTGTGGTGGTTCGTGGCGTCACTCCTTTGTATCCCGTTCCTGTTGCTTCTGTGCCGAGCGAAGATATTGCGAAGTTACATCCCCAGTCGGGTAACCAGACGAACCTTGGTGTTGTTCGCGGGCCTCATGCCCTTTTGGATCGTAGCGGTCGGAAAGCAGGATGCGAATGCAATAAAGAATGGTCGGACCCGAGTGTGGGTTGAGCGCGTGGGAGCGGCAAGTACGTTGATGTCTTCGGAGACTTCCCACTTAGGGTATGTTGGATTCGTCGGCGGTGTATATGTAATCTATGAACGCTAACGCGGAGTATTGCATTGGTGAAACAGGCGGATGGTGCTCCATTGATTTTGCATGAAAAGTCACCGCAGGAAATTGCGGAGATGAAGAAGCAAGGATTTATTGAGGCAGTTCGTGAGCTCTTTTAATATCAATAGTTGAAGTGCGTTAAGACTCAGTAAGAAAGCCCGGCCGTTCGTCCTATCGGGCGGAGGGTGGTACGCTGGTTCGCACAGAGTAAAAACACAGAGCAGTAGCCGCGCGGGGGGCGCGGCATACAGCCTTTTTATCAATCCACACAGACGGGAAGGTAGAAAGGAGCAGTAATGAAAGTAGTGAAGTGGCTGTTTGGTCTTGCGATTGCCGCCATCGTCATCGGCGTGCTGAGTGACCTGACTGATCCGAAACCGAAGTCAGGGAGCGCGTCCACGGCGGGCAGCGCGATAGAGAGCGCAGAAGCCGCCGAGCCACCGTTGCCAGTCAAGGCGGAAGCGCTGTTCCGCGCTTACGACGACAACGAGGTGGCCGCCGATCAGAAGTACAAGGGCAAGAGCCTACTGGTGACCGGCACGGTGCAGAGCATCGACAAGGACTACATCGACAGCATCGTGGTGAAGCTCGCGTCCGGCAACCCGTTCATGGCGGTGCATGCTTATCTGGATGACCAGCATGCGGCAATGGCGGCTTCGCTGAAGAAGGGGGCGAAGGTGGCTTTGGTGTGCGTGGGGGATGGGCGGATTGTGGGTAGCCCGATGTTGAAGGGGTGTGGGCCGAGGGTATAAACGACTACAGGCGCTACACCGTAGCAGCGTCACACAAGTGGGCAGGGGTCTGACTTGGGGGTCATGATCGTAGCGCGAATCTTTGCTCGCGTGACCGCCACCCGAAGCGCAAGTAGCGCTTGACCCATACGCTTTGCATCTGCTGTGGAGGGCGAAATCCGGCCGACGTGCCGACCCTCGTAGATGATGACCTCGTCGAACTCCTTGCCCTTTGCCTTGTGGATCGTCATCAGATGGATGCCTCGCCAGTCCTTCTGAGCTGCGGCGAAATGTTCTTGCAGAAGGGCGTCTCGAACCGCTAATTCCGCGCCAGCGTAGCCCCCTTTTGTTTTCCATAGGGCAGAGAGGCTGACCCGAAGCGCTGACCCTCGATGGAGAAGCCGCAAGAACTTGGCGTCTTCAGCGACGCGCGCTAGCGTTGGGGCAGCAGATGCCCCCAACAGAGCCCGTACTTGCCGCCAGTCCTCCTCCGGATCCCCTGACAGTTGCAGGTGCATCCGGTCCGCTGCGATGCGTTGGCACTCATCGACGAGAAGCTGACGGTTTTTGCCCTTTATCTTTCCCGTATTGAGGTATCCGCCGATGGCGTCCGCCAGTTGCATCTCGGACTGTGCAGGAGACTTGTTGCCGTTGCGGCCCCGTATGTGTGCGTGCAGGCTTGATGCGAGCCGGCTGGCAATAACCGCACTGTTTGACCCGCCTTCGAGAAGCACGGCGATGACGCTCGCGGCCAACGCTGGTGGCTCGGTATCCATCGCAACGTCATGTGAAATTGCGGGCAAGCCGTCCGATGCGCTGGAGAGATAGTCCGACACCTGAAGCATAAGCGGCTTGGATGGAACGAGGACGGCAAGTGACCATTCACCTGTGTTGTGAAGCCTCTGAATCGCACGCAGCACTTCTGTCTTGAGCTGGAAGTGCTGACTTTTGCCCTGGTAAAAGCCGTAAGACACTACGCGAACGTTTTTGTACTTCTTTTGGCGATTCTGGCCCGTCAATAAGTCATTACCGTATGTCGTAATGTCTGTGCCGTTGCTTCGGAAGTTCTCACCGGAGAAATCGAATCTGTCGGGAGCGAACGCCCCAACGAACTCGGCAAGCCTGTTGGGATCGGCGCCCCGGAATTCGTAGATCCGTTGCTCGGGGTCGGCCAATGCGATCAAACGGCTTTTGCGGCCTAACTGCTGAATCATGGCCCATTCGTCGGCGTTGGTATCCTGAAATTCGTCAAGCAGGATGATGGGAAAGGCGCTGCAGTAGATGCTCGCAAGCGCGGTGCTGCGTTGAAGCAGCTGTGCGACCAAGCGAGCGAACAAGTCGAAATGCAGCTTCCCTTCCTCGTCAAAGAGCCTACGAATCTCCCGTGGGCGGTCGTCAGCCGGTATGTCAGCCAGATGTGCTGCCGCCTCTGGCGGAGGGAGCAAGCGAATGGGAGATGCGGCGTTTAGTAAGTAGCCGTGGCTTCGCAGGATATTCCATGCAAAGCCGTGATATGTATTGATCTCGAGTCGCTTTAATTCCTCGCGCGAGACTAGTTCTCCCGCCTTCTCAAGAATGCGCGCTACGGTGGGCCGCGCAAAGCTCAAAAAGACGATTTTCTGACTCGGCATCAGCTTCCCGGCTCGAATTTCATCGCGTGCCTTCACTAAGGCGACGTGAGTCTTTCCGGCGCCGGGGCCACCCAGTGCAAGGACATGGCCTTCGCTAGCCAAAAATCGTAGCTTCTCCTTGCTCCAGTCGCTCTCGGTAGTCATTGACCTGTCTGCGGCACTACAGCAGAGTAGGCGCCGGATGCTGGACCCGCAGGGTCTGACGGTGGCGACGGCACACCCGGAGCAGGAGGTATGGGCGAGGTAGGCCCCGGTGGTGGTGGAGGCGGTGGAGGCGGCTCGACGATCTGGGCGATTTTATAGAGGGTATCGGGGATGTAGACGGGCATTTCTTCCGTCGTGCAGGAACCGACCAAGTCTCCAGCGTCCCCGCTACCCTTAGACCAAGCAAAATACTCATACAACGCACTTTGCAGGTCCGTGAGAGTGGTCGCGGGTCCTGGGGTCTTCTGCATCAGGTGTTGCGGCCACTCGCCGTCTGCTACCAACGTCGCTGCGTAGCGACGAAGAGCGACCTCTTTAGTGTGGCAAATTACCAGCTCTTCAAAACTCTGCGTGGGGGATTCAAACGGGTGGTCTACCGCAGCGATGATGAGGGCGAGCTGTGCGGAATTTTGCTTGTCGAACACAGCAAAGACGGTCTTGCCCATTTCTCTGAAGAACTTGCCAAGTGGAGCAACTTGGGAATCAGACTGCGCATTGATAATCGCCACCCCCAACGCTTCGAGAGTCTTGAAGTGTTCCGGCTGAAGTTCATGCAGCCGCCTCGCGGCCGCCGGCATGGCGTCAAACTCCGTTCGGCCCTCCACGATGAGCACATATTTGGCTAACAACGCTTCGCAAAAGCGCGCGCGGAACTCCGCCTTATAGGCCTTTGGCTTTATGGTGGGCGGATAAGTCGCCGGAGTCTCTCTAAGAACTCCATCCTTGCGTCTCAGGACGCGTACCTCCGAAGGCTTGAATTCCTCGAGCACATACGGCGAGTGCGATGTGAAGATGGCTTGTGCAGATTTGGAGCGAACGCTATTGACGATGCGCTTTTGCGTGTGCGGGGGCAGCGCGATCTCGGGCTCCTCCATCGCGAAAATGACGTTTTGCTTGAGTTCCGCAATGATCGTCAGAAGCGCGAGCACTAGCGTGTTGATCGTGCCTGTCCCTTGATGCTGAAATGGCGCCGAGAAGTGGCTGCCATCTGGCAGCGTCGCCCCCGTACCCATGAAAACGGTAAGCGTTCGACGCAAGGTTTCGCGCGTGAGATCGGAGACGCGCATGTGCGGGCTTTCGGCCCAATCGGACGGAACGAACTGCCGAACCGCCTCCTGAACGGAGGCAAGAAGGCTTACGATTCCGAGTTCTGGCTTTTCAGCAACTTGGACCTGACGAAGGGCCTTCAGCAGGTCTTCCCACATCTTTAGGCGTGTGTCCTGAAGCCGCAGGATGATGTCCAGTAACGACCCTCTCTCAAGGCTCAGGGCTCTCGAGCCAGTCCGTAGGGTGCGCAGGAATAGGAAACCGCAGAGCCGCTTGTCGGAGGGTCGAAATCCGACGAAGTCACCGGTTGGCAGTTGCGGTATTGCGAAGTAAGTATTGCCGGTGAAATCATCTTCTTCGGCGTCATACAGACCTTTGAAGAAGACGCGCAGTGCAGGGCCAACGTGCGGTTGGTCGGTACCTTCCGGGGGTGGTCCGGCAAGCAGCGCCTTGGCATTGCAGTCCCACCACTCGATATGTTCGCGAAAGTGCCGACGCTGTTCGTCTGTGAGGTCGGCTACGATCACTTCGACCCAGATTGGAATGGGCGTGCTGTCCTGACCGAGATAGTGCCCGGCGTAGAAGTCGTGCTCATCGATGACAGGTCGCCTAGACAGGCGCTCTGGACCCAGCACAAGATCGATCGCTTCGAGTAATGTGGACTTTCCAGCGTTGTTGTCGCCGACGAGAACGCTATGGCCGTCAAGCTGCACTAGGCCATCCAAGATACCGCGAAAGTTGTGTACCTTGACCTGAGCTATGCGCATTCTTCCCCCTGGTCAGCGCAGCTACGTGTTCCCCCAATATCCGGCGGTCTAGGATGATTGTTGCAGTGTCCAGTATGCCCGCCAATCCGCCACGGTCACCCATAAGGCTGCACGGAGTTGAGCGTCGGTAAGGTCCGCCAGCGCTATTGTCCCGAACCTCGCTTCACACAGTGCGATTGTCGCTGCGCGTAGACCGCTACGGATACCCCACATTCGCATTAATTCTCTAATCATTCCTGTACGCGGCAGGCTTTCACCACGGGCGCAGGATAACCAGCCGTCCAGGTAAGACCGAGCCGCCCAATACTGCTCGTGCGACAACTCGGTGTTGTCTCGCACATCCTCCAGGCCGCGCCCGTTGAGGTGGTTACAAAGGGCCTTCCAAACCGTGCCGGCGTCTATGGTGCCTTCCTCTGCCAATTCAATCTGCAATGCGATGTTTGTGAGTTCTGCCCGCTGCTCGATGGTCATGCGTTCTTTGGCTGGCGCCGGCGGAGTGGGGCAGTGTGAATGGGCGGCCGACCCGCATAGGATGACCTGCCCGATCTGCACGTTGCCATTGCCGGCGGAAATGCTCTGCTTGATGTTTGTCTTATTGCTCACTTACGTATCTCCAACAGCGGCGCGCGGGCCGCTTGTGGAGGCTACGGCGCGGTGGCGGGGCTGTGGGTCAACGAGTGTGGCAACGGGTTAGACGTTGAGCTTAGTGCGGGGGTGGGCGAAGTTGAAGGGCGGGGGAGGTGGTGTAACGATGATTTGCGATTGCAGGGTCGCAATGAATCGGCGGAGGATACGTCACCGGTGCCGCGATTTGCCGACGGACGGGCAATTTCATATTGTCAGAGTGACCCCGGACTGCCATGGATGGCCATGTAGAACCGGCGGCTACTTTAGGGAGCCCACCGTGCCCGATCAAGCCAGCGGTCCAATATCAATGACGTTTTTCAACTTCACTCCTTGGCCGTGGTCGAGAGGGCCGTGGGGCGGTACGGTCGTCTACCCTTGGGACTCCTTTGTCGCTTCGCCCTCAAAGTTCCTTGCGCCCGATGGAAGCGAGTCTCTGGTTGTTGAGGAGACTGCTCTGTCGCAGCTCGCAAAGGGGACGGGGTTCATCTACTGTGTGTGGAGCTGTGAGGAGCTGCATGTCCGTTTTGGCATACAAATCATCGTCCACGCACAAGTGCTCGGCATGGGCTATCGGCCCGAGTGGCAGTATCTGATCGACCACGGCGCAACCAACGATGGAACGCACTTCAAATCTCCAGACGGGGACGTGTCCGAGGCGCATGAGTTTTCGCAACAGGTGACACACGGCCCGAAGCAATTGTCTTACTTGCATTTTCGTGTCGAACCGGAGTCTGGACATTCGTCCTTGAAACTTAGCTGCGATATTACATACCGGAAATAAGCCACGCATTGGGAAGGAGCGCGTATGGAAAACTTGATCATTCGACGGCTGCAGGAAGAGGACGGGAGCATGCGTTGGTATGCCTTCGTGACCAACACCGACGTGCAATGGGCGTTTCGGGGGGTGACAGAAGCCGAGCAGTTCCCCCTGGTCCAACTGTTATCGACCGCAATGCGCGACGGGACGGCAGAAACGCTCGAGCACCTGCCGGACTGCCTCGCCATCGTCGAAGAGGATGCTGAGAATGTCTTCAGCGACCTCTTTATGGATACAAACCAGCTGATCTACGAGGATGCTGTGATCTACGGCACAGGTGTTGAAGACCTTGCACTTGCCTCGGAAGAAGAGTTTCTTCAGCAAGCTGGAACCCTGCTCCTGGATGCGGTGCTCGTGTAGCCGAAGAAGGCCGCGCCAGCCCGCGTGCGGGCGGGCTGCTCCTGCGTATCGGGGCGCTATCCGTCAGCGCACCGTACCATCTTCTTCGAGCCGCGCAGGGGCAATCTCCAGCTCCAGCGCGGTGGTGAAGCCACTGTCGCTCAGGCTGTGAACGACACGCCCAACCGACCACCCCGTCCCATCAATCTGCGGCTTCCACCCGCTGACCTTCGCATGCAGCGAGGGAAACAGCTCCGCCCGCCCACGAGCCAACGTGATGTTGAACGTCGCCACGCCGCGCTGAATCTTCTGCCACTCCGCCCGAGCCGCGCGCTCGGCGTTCGACCGTGACGCGTATGTATGCCGCAGCACATTGACGTTGTCCGGGTTCGGGTTGGCCTGCACTGTCTCCTGCTGCTTCTTTTTCCCTTTGGTGGTGCGCTTTTCTTTCGTCGCCACGGCGTTGGAGGCGTCGATGACCACCTCGCCGCGCACGCCGGCGCGTGTGTCCTGGTAGTGCGCTTTCACGCCGTTGTAGTTCTCCCGATCGGCAACGCTGAAGGTGTGGGTGTCGCCAGACGCGCGCGTGATGCTGACCTTGGGCAGCGGCAGGCCCGACCCGCTGGTCGGCTCGCCGGCGGGGATGAACAGCAGCGTGCCGTTTTTGACGGTGGCGATGGCGTCGAACTCTTTCGCCAGGCGCGAGAGGAAGTTGGCGTCTGACTCGCCGGTCTGGTCGACGTGGGCGATGACCTGGTCGGCCAGCTTCCTGCCCACCAGCCAGGTGAACTTGTTGCGTAGGGCGATGGCCTGGACGACTTCAGCGACGGTCTTGCCGGCGTAGGAGTCTTCGCGGCGGGTGGTGAGGCCGCCGTCCATGTCGGCGCTGCGGGCGCGGATGACCAGGCGATCCGGCGGGCCGGTGTGCTCCAGCTCGTCGACTTTGTAGGTGCCTTTGTCGACCAGGCCGGCGCCTTCCCAGCCGAGCGAGAGCGACAGGCGTGCCCCTTTCTCGGGCAGGTCGAGCTTGCCGTCGCTGTCGTCGAGCTCGATGTCGAGCTGGTCCGCCTCGAAGCCGCTGTTGTCGGTCAGCGTCAGCTCAATGAGCCGGCCCTGGAAGCGGCCGGTGATGTCTTTGTCGCCGACCTTGATGCGGTATGCCGGGCGCGGGGACAGGTCGGCAGCGGTGTTGTCCGTCATTGCAGCAGGCCAGTGGCGACGCTGGCCACCTTGGAAAGCAGGCCGTCATCCACGCGGGTCAGCTTGAGGGTGAAGTCGCACGCGCGGGCGGCGCCGTCCTGGAAGAAGTAGGTACGGGTGGTGTCCAGGCTGTTGATGACGTACTGGCCGTAATAGTGGCCGGTGCCCTCGATGAGGGTGTAGGCATCGCCCGTGTCGGCCATCAGTTCCAGGGCGGCGAGGGTCCATTCGCCGCCGGTCAGCTCGGGGAAGAGCTTGCCGGATAGGGTGATGGTTTCCTCGTCCGGCCCGATGAACTGGTGTGACGGCCGGCGGCCGACGCGGTTGTTGCCGGGGTGGCGCCAGCCGACCTGGCGTTGAAGTTCGGAGTAGGGCGCCGTGTCCAGGCTGAACACGAACAGGCCCAGGGCCATCATCATGGTCAATCCCTGTCTGCAAGGCGCGAGCGCTGGCGGGCGGCTCGCTGGTTTTCGATCTGGCGCAGCTCGTCGCGCACCAGGCGAGCGATGGCCTGCGGGTCTGCGCCGACGGGTGGGTGGATGTGGATGGTGATGGGAGCGGCAGCCGCTGCCGGCGCGGCGGCCACCGCGCTGGTGGTGAGCGCGGGGCGGGTGTCGAAAGAAATGGGTGCGGCCACCGCTGCCGTGCTGCCAATGGCGATGCCGGTGCCGATGCCGGTGAGCTTGGTAGCCAGGGTCTGCACAGCCTTCAGCGGTGCGTCCTGGCCGTCTTCCAGGCCTTGGGTGAGGCCGGCCATAGTGAAGCCGCCCAGCGTGGCAAAAACGCGGCTGGGGCTGTGGATGCCGAGCTTTTCCTTGAACCACGTTGCAACGCCGTCCGCAAGCTCGCCCACCTTCTGCTTGAGGGCTGCCCACCGCTCCGAGATGCCGGACAGCAAGCCGTCGACCATCGCGCGGCCGGCGTCGAGCAGCTTGTCTTTGGTGGAGGTGAACCAGTCGGCAATGCCGCTGGCTTTCTCTTTGATCCAGTCCCACGCCCGGCCGAAGGCGTCTTTGATGCCTTGCCAGAGCGCGGCGAGCTTGGGGCCGATGGTTTCCCAGTTCTGCCAGATGTAGAGGGCGCCGGCGGCGATCAACGCGATCACGGCCAGCAGGGGGTTGGCCAGCGCCAGGCGGCCGACCCACAACAGCACTTTGGCGACGCCGCCAACGCACCGCATCAGCAGATTGAAGGCGCCAGCGAACAGCCGCATGGCAATGGAGCCCAGGCGCGCGCCGCCGGAGAGCTTGGAGAAAATCGTGCGTAGCTTGGCGAGTGGCCACATCACTGACGCAATGGCGAGCAGGATGGGGCCGATGGTCAGCAGGGTCGCGGCCAGCACACCAACGCCGACGGCCATTGCCTTTGCCACGTCGGGGTTCTCCTGCATAAACTTCGTCACGCGGTCGGCCGCCTTGGCGACCCATTCCAGCGCACGCGCGTAGAGCGGCATGACCTTCTCGCCAATCTCCTTCTGCAGGTCGTGCACCTTGGCCAGCGTCTCCAGCTCTTTGCCTTGCGGCAGGCCCTTGGCAGCGGTGTCGAGCTGGTCAATGCCGGCGGCGCCCTTGTTCAGGCGCATGTTCTTGTGGATCTGATCGCGCTGCAGATACATCTGCGACATCAGGCCCGATGCCGTGCGGTTGGAGAAGATGCTGCCGATGGCGTCCAGCACTTGGTCTTTCTCGGTGATGCCCTTTTCCTTGAGAGTTGGGAGCAGCACCTGCTCCAGCCAGGCGAATTGATCCTTGCGGAAGATATCGGCGCCCTTGAGCGCGCCTGGGTCCATGAATGAGACCTGGCCGGCTTTGTCTTCCTTGACCTTGCTGCGATCTGCGATGAGGCCGAAGCGGTCCAGGTTGCCGAGCGTGCGTTTGGTGGTTTTGCCCTGGTAAAGGTTTTGGTACGCGCTCATCATGGCGGTGCCGACGGTGTTGCCGCCCATTTCCTGCACCAGCGGTTCCAGGGTGTAGAAGAACGCCTCGCTGTCCACGCCCTTGGCAGCCAGGCCGCCGCGCTTGATGACGTTGAGCCATTCGTCTGCCTGCACACGGCCGCCGGTGGCGGTGATGACACGTTGAACCATGTCCGCCTGTTTGCGGAATTCCTCCTCGCTGGCCAGGCCGCCGCGCAGCTCGATCACCTTGAGCAGGTCCATGAACATGCGTTCGTTGTCAGCACCCTGCGCCTGGCCGAAGACGGCCTTGTTGGCGAACTTCATCTTGGCGAGGGTGGGCAGCACCATTTCTGCATGGTGTGCATCGGCAAACGTGCTCAGGGCGTCGCGCATCAGCTCGGCCTTGTCGACCTGGCTGACGCCGTAGGCCTTCATCTGCTTGGCAAACTCGATGGATTCCTTGGTGGCACCGTCGCCCAGGCCGAGCGCGCCCATGCGGGTCTTTTCCAGCTCGTAGTGTTTGGATTCGCCCAGGCCTTTCCAGATCGGAGCGGCGGTCGCCGCGCCGGCAACGGATGCACCAGCGCCGGCAGCGGCCAGATTTCCGGCGCGCGTGCGCATACGGTCGGCCGCTTGCTGACTGGCGGCCATTGCGCGCGCCCGTGCGCTTTGGGCCTTAAGTTGTGCGTCCTGCTTGGCAAGGGCCTGCGTGGCGGCGGTGGTGGCGCGCTGTAGCTGCTCCTGGTACTGCGCCATCGTCATGGAGCCGCGTCCGGCCTGCTGCAGCTTTTGGCGCACCTCTGCGAGCTGCGTCTGCTGCCCTCGGAACTTGTTGGTCAGGCGTTCTGCCGTGGCACTGGCGCGCTTAAAGGTTTCGGTGAGCTGCGCGCTGGGCGCCTTGGCCTTCTGGATCGCCTGTTCGAGCCGTTCCACGCGCTCGCGCGCCTTGCGCATCTCCGCAACGGTTTCGCGGATGCTGCCACGCAGGCCATCAAACTGACCCGTCAGCCCTTTAGCGCGCTCCAGCGCTTTGAGCTGGTCGCGCGTTGCCTTGACTGTCCGGGCCAGGTCCTTGTTGGTGCCCAGAAGCCGCTGCAGCGGCCGCGTGGCCTTGTCGACAGCCTGCAGCACAACCTCCAGGCGCAGGCGGCGGGCGTCGCTCATTCGCGCGCCTCGCTGCGCTCACGGGCGCGCTCGCGCCACTCCATCAGCTCGGTAATGCTCATCGCGTACAGCTCCTCCAGGCGGAAGCCAAAAATCACTGCAACGTCTGCGGCGGCGTTTTCAATTCGGTCAGGAAGGCTTCTTCCCGATCCTGCTTCGAGAGCAAAAAACCTGTCACTTCGGTGGCGATTTTGACCAGGTCGGCCAGGTCGAGCTTGCTCACGTCTGCCGTGGTAAGCGTTGGGGCGGTGATGCGCGGCAGGACGGTATGCAGGGCGGTCACGTCCATGCGCATGAGGTCCATGAGGCTGACGCCGCGCAGCTCGCCGCTGCCGGGCTTGCGCAGCGTGAGCACGCTGATGACCTGGTCGCCGCGCTTGATGGGGGTGTCGAGGGTGATGTTGGTAATGAGTTGTTCCATGGTGGTGAGGGCTCAGAAAGTGGAAGCTGCCGCGTTGTGCGGCAGGTGCGGGATCAGAGGCCGATGGCCTTGCGCTGCTCGGCCAGGCGGTCGACGCCGAACACGCGCTCGATGAAGTTGACGTGGTCGATCTCGATCCACTCTTCGCCGTTGACGGTGAGCTTGTAGTACGAGAGCGACGACTTGACCTTGAAGGGCTCTTTGCCGCCGGCCTTGGCGTTGCCGAAGTCGACTTCGGTGTGGCGGCCGCGCACGGTGATTTCCACGGCATCAACGCCGCCGGTGTCTTCTGCCTGGTAGGCGCCGGCGAAGCGCACTAGGGCGCCATCCACGGTGGTGGTGCCGTATTGCTTGAGGATGTCGCGCATCAAGCCGCCGTAGGTGGTTTCCAGCTCCAGCTTTTCATTGCCGAGGTCGATGTCGATCGGGCCGTTCATGCCGCCGGCGCGGTATTCCTCCAGCTTGCGGGTGAGCTTGGGCAGGGTGATTTCTTCCACTGCGCCGGCGTGGGAGATACCGTCTGCGAAGACGTTGAAGTGTTTGAGGATGCGAGGGAGTGCCATCGTGGTTCCTTGTAAGTGTGGTGCGCCGCTCAGGCCGCCTTGACGGCGTCGGCGAACTGCATGAGGTAGCGGTCTGTGATGCGCTGGCGGAAGGTGAGGTCTTCCAGGGGCGGGACGGGCGTGTAGTCGTAGTCGATGGCCAGTTGACCGCTCTTGAGGCTTTCTTTCCCATTTGCCGCTGGGTCGAACCACGCTTCGCCGCCGAGCAGGTAGCCGTTGCGCACCAGGCTGCGCAGCTTGGCGTTGACGCCGGCCAGGATGTCGCGCACCAAAGACGGGGTCATGGGCAGGTCATTGGCCCACATGTGCGCCTCGGCCATCGTGTCGGCCAGCACCTGCGCGGTGCGGGTGTAGTTCTCAAAGGCGAAGAGCTTGTCGGCGCTGCAGGTGCGCGAGCCCCAGAAGCGGAAGCCGTTCTGGTGGACCAGCGTGGTGACGTCGTGCGAGTTGAGGTAGCCGGCGTCGGTAGCGGGGTTCTGCAAGTCCCAGTACACGTCGCGCGAGAGGCCGGTAACGCCGTTGACGGGCACGTTGGAGAGCGTCTTGTGCCAGCCTGTCTCGTTGTCGATCTTGGCGCGCAGGCCGACGGCGCGGGCGGTGGCCCACAGCGTGCGCTCGGCGTTGGTGGCGCTGTCCCAGCCGACGAAGTCAGGCCAGAGCACCATGAGCTCGCGCGCGCCAAAGTTCTGGCGGTACGCGACCACGTCTTCTTTGGTGTTGCAGCCGGCGGCGCTGACGTAGGCAAAGGCGCGCAGCTTCTGCGCGATGCTGGCCAGCTCAGAGGCAACCGGCAGCGAGTCGAGCCCGGGGGCGGCCAGAATGCGCGGCGTGATGCCGAACCGGTTGCGCGCGGCGAGCAGCGCTTTCATGCCGGTGTAGCGGCCTTGGTCGTTGGTGGTGCCGATCAGGTTGCTGGTGGTTTCGCCCTCGACCTTGGCTTCAGCCACGCGCACAACGACGGTCAGCGGGCTGGTCTGGTCGGCAATGGCCTGCAGCGTGCGCGCGAGCGTGCCCTTGTCGCCGGCCTTGCCGATGGCGCCTTGCACGTCGGTGAGCAGCACGGGGGTGTCGAGCGGGAAGGCGTTTGCATCCGCATCATTGGCCGTGCACACGACGCCCGCGACGGCGGTTTCAATGGTGCGGATGGGGCGTGTGCCTTCGTTGATCTCGATGACACGGACGCCGTGGTGGTAGTCGGTGGGCATGCATTCCTCCGGGATGGGCCGACGTTGAATCGTCCCGGTAGGATGCGGCGCGCGCGCGCGCGTGTCGCGCGCTGGGTGTTGTGGAGGAAGCGGTTACAACAAGACTGGCGTCAGGCTCGGGGCGGCGGGCTTGGCCAAGTAAAGTCGAGTGGGAAACCAGGCTGTGATGTCACGTCGCGCAGCGCCTGACGGTACTGGCCGGCCAGGCGCATGCTCTCAATGTCGCCGGCGTCCATCGCCTTGTAGACGAGCGTGTCCGCGACCTTGAGCCGCCGCTCACGCTCATCGCGCGCCTCGCGCTCGGCCAGGAACGTCTTGGCGGCTTTCCCGTGCTTGCATACCAGCGCCTGCAGCACCTCGTCCGTGGGCTGCACGTCGGGTAGATGCCATTCGTAGACGCGGGCGTTTTCGATCTGGACGCCGGTTTCTTTATCGACTACATGGCCAACCCAGAAATCCTTGCCGTGGATGGCGCCTGGGTATTCCTGCTGGATGCAGAAGATGAGTTCGTCGTGTGTCAGCATGGTTGTTGGTTACTGGTTGCGCAGATGGACCGCGCGCAGATACAGAAGGTAGAAGGCGTTACGCAGACCCACCAGGACATAGGGTGCGGGTAGATCGGCAACGCCCGCACGCTCCCCGGTGGGCACGGCGCCGAACTCGACAATCCCACTGTTCCACTGGCATGAGGCCCCGGTCGCTGCCTTGCCGCTGTTCAGGTTCGAGAGATAGTCCGAAAGCCACATCCCCGCCCAAGACATGTAGACATTTCCGTTGCCTGCAAGGACGCCACCGCCACCGCCTGCGTAGATCGCGCCTCGCGCCTCAAAGTCACCGTTACCGCTGAATTTGAATGCGTTGACGCAGGTTCCGACATGCATGGAGATGTAGGGCAGCGATGCGTCGCTGCCACCCGCATAGCAATCAATGGCTGCCAGATGCCGCTTGCCCCACTGTGTCCAACGGATGCCCATGTAGGCGCTGACGTTACTTGGACAGTCGATTTGAAGTGCGGGGGAACGCGTGTTGTTCCACTCTGTGAAGGCGCCGCCGATAGAGTCAGTGCCGACTGTCGAAACTTGCAGTGCGCTTCTGCCATACCCAACGGCCAGGCTGATGCCGCGATTCGGGTTCAGCCAGCCGCCGTCTGTGGTCAGGGGGTTGGGCAGGTTCACGGAATCCCAGGGCGTGGCCCCGTTGAACGATGGGCGCGAGGCGAGGATGACCTTGCCCGACACGTACTCGATATAGAAGGGCTGGTGCCGGTTGGTGCCGTCGGCGTTGTAGCCGTTGAGCAGCAGGTCTCCGGTGGGGCCGTTCATAAACAGTCGCCAGAAGACGGTATCGCCCCCGAACTCCAGGAACCCTCGCCCGTCAGCGTTATGGGCCGGCAGGTTGACGTTCGCGTGTGTCCTGATCGTAGTGGCCGCGAGCTGGCCTCTTACATCCATGCTGCCTTCACCATCGACGGAAAGCAGCCGAAGGTAGGAGGCGAAATTGCCGGCAGGGTCCGTGTTCCTGTCCAAGACCCAATGGGTGGCGCTCGACACGGCTCGGAAGCGTCCCGTCGTAAGCGACTGTGTGGTGTCGGTGAACTGCAGTTCTACGGCGGGGCCTTTCAAGTTGATCGGGCCGGTCATGTCGCCACCGCTCTTCGGCAGAGCAGCGTCGGCCGTTGCCTTGGCCGTGTTTGCGGTGTCCTGCGCTGCTTTGACTGATGCTGGCGAGGCATATCGCTCGTCAGCCTGCACCAGCGGTACGGCGTGGTCGTCACTAAGGGCCTGGCTCACAGCGAAAGCCTGCGTCTTGTTGCCGGCAAGGTCGGCCTTTTTGGCGAGCCGCTGCGCAAGCTTCCGGGGCGTAACGGCCTTTCCGTCGTCCTTCCCACCCGCGACTTCTGCCTCTGTGGCGAGCTGCAGCAGGCCGGTACGGTCTTCAGTTCCCGTGCGGGCGTTCAGCGCTGCCGGCGTCACGGCGCGCTGCGCGTCGGTGCCTTCAATGGTCTCCGCAGGGGTTGCCAACTCGACCACGCCTTGCCGCTCTGTGGTCGATGGCGGGTTGGTGAAGGTGGCGTCGCCAAACGACAGTGCAGTCACGTCGAGCTGCTTGAACACCATGTCGACCGCGAGCAGCAGGATGGCCACGGGCGCCTTTTCCATGATGGGCGTGTCCTGGCAGTAGGTGCCCAGGAGCACGCCGTTGTCCAGGTACAGGCCGAAGCCGTAGGTGGTGTACTGGTCGGAGCTGTCGTCGCGGATGGTGGCGTGGACGGTGTCGGCGGCGATGGTCTCGCCGGAGATGGTGGCCAGGCGCTTGTGCTCGTTGGGCAGCACCTGCAGGCCTGCGTCGAATGCGAAGGGTGCGGTGGCAATGCCAGCCTCCACGATCTTGCGAGCGGTGGTGCCGGTGTGGTCTGCGTTGACCAGGGCGGCGCGGCCGGCGTCGGTAATGTTGATGGTGGTTCCAGCCATGTCAAACGTCCGAAAGAGATAGGCGGGTGAAGAGTGCGGGGCGGATGGCAGCGCTGATGCCGATGCCGCCGGCCTGGTTGAAGCCCTGGGTAAAGGTGTAGTGCGCGCGTACGGGCTTGGTGCGGTTGATCTCGTCGACGATGTCGCCGATGAATTCCGCGGTCGGCGCGTTGCCGTCGCGGCCGCTGACGGTCATGACCAGGTCGAAGGTGCCCGGCGGCCCGGGCGGGTCCGACTGCCACCACTCCCGCACGGCGATGTTGGCGCCGAAGGAGGCGACCACAGCGCGCACGGCGGCTGCGGTGCCTTTCTTGCGGGCGATAGGAATCGCGGCCTTCACCCGGGCGCGCTTGATCTGCTCGGGCCAGTAGTCCTTCCACGTGTCGATGCCGAGATGCCAAGCGAGCCAGGGCAGCAGGTGAGCGGGGATCGCGTCCGGGTCGATGAGGGTGCGCAGCGGGACGGGCAGATCGCTGATGGCGCTGTTGGTATCCGCCAGCCGGCGCTCCAGCTCGGTGGCATTGGGCGGCAGCAGGTTAGCCACGGATGCCCCCGTGCTTGATGTCGGCCGCCGTGCAATACGGCGCCTGTGTGGCATCGGCTGTGATGTTGGCGGTGGGCGACCGCAGCTCCACGCGCTCCACGCCTTCCACGTGCAGCGCGGCATAGATGCCGGAGATGGTCACTTCCCGGCCGAGGCGATGGCAGGCTTCGACGTAGGCAGCCAGGCGTTTGAGCGCGAACTGCAGCACGACGCCGGAATCGGGGCCCGGGAAGGTGTAGACGGTGGCGTCGACCTGGTAGCGCAGGATCTCGGCGCCGCGCACGGTGACCAAGTCGGTGAGCGGGCGCACGTCGTCTGCGCGCAGGCTGGCGGCCACACGGTCGAGGAGGTCCGGCGGCGCGGTGCCGTCGCCTTCGCGCGAAAGCACGGTGACAAGCACTTCGCACGGGCGCGGACTGGTGGCGGAGGCGTCGAGCACGCGGCCGTCTGAGTTGAGCGCGTGCGAGCGGTAGGCGCCTTCCGGCCCTGCCACGGAGAGCGACTGCGGCGCGAGCTGGACGCGCATGCGCAGGTCGGCGTCGTCTTCCATGACGGCCGGGGTGCCTGTGTCTGGGTCAGCCGGCTTGACGACCAGGCGCTGCAGTTGGAAGAGCGCGGCGATGTGTTCCAGGTCGTTGCCCTTGGCGTAGGCCAGCATGACCGCCTGCGCTGCCTCGTTGATGCGCTGACGCAGTACGAGCTCGCGGTAGGCGTTTTCCTGCAGGGCCTTGGTCAAGGGCTCGGATTCGAGCTGCAGCACTGCCGCAATGGCTTCTCGCTGTTCGGGCGGGTGCAGCTCGATGAGCCGCGCCTTGCGCTGGGCAAACAGCGTCTCGAAATCCAGGCTCTCCACCACGTCGGGCGGTGGCAATTGCGACAGGTCGATCAGGCTGGCCATGCTCACACGCTCCGCAGAGGCACGCTCAACGTGCCAAGCGCTTCGCCACGCGGGCCGTCGACGCGGTCTGCCTCGATGTCGAGCGCTGCGCTGCCATCAGCGCCGACCGAGAAGCGAACCGAAGCGATGCGGATGCGCGGCTCCCAGCGGACGAGGGCCGAGACCGATGCCGACATGAGGCGCAGGCGTGTGGCCGGGTTCGCGGGCTGGTCGATCAACTCAGGTATGAGCGAGCCGTAATCGCGGCGCATCAGGCGCGAGCCGATGGGCGTGGTGAGAATGTCGCGCACGGATTGACGGATGTGGGCCACGTCGCTGACAGCGCGGCCCGTGGTGTTGTTCATGCCTGTCATCGCGTGCCGTCCGTCCAGTTTCCGCCTTGCTTGACGCCGCCGTGCCCGTGGTCATCGAGTACAACGCCGTTGGAAGACAGCTTGCCGTCTTGGTGCGTCAGGTCGCCCGTGATGACGTTGCCGTTGTCGCCGCCCTGGCCGGCAATGCCGTTCATGAAGGACAGCAGGCCTTTGACCGTGACCGAGCCGTCGAAGGTGGTGTCGGGGCATTTCACTAGCACGCTGGTGGCGGCCTCCAGGAAGACGGTTTTAACGCCCTGGACGGTGAGCAGGCCTGCGGCGTGGTCGTACTTGGTGAGGGCGCCATCCGGGTAGAGCGTGACGGTCTCATTGGGCGAATGGCTCGGCACGTCATTGGCGTCCGATGGGATGGCGCACAGGACGATGCCGTTGGATGGGTCGCCGCTCGGGCAGAGCAGCACGACCTGCTCGCCCTTGGTGGGCGGGTTCCAGGTGCGGGTGGCGCCGGCGCGGCTTTCGCACCACGGGCGCCAGGTGGTGGTGATGCCGCCGGTGCGCACGCGTACGGCCGGCGGGTTGCCGTGGCGCACGTCGGCCACGGTGCCGATGCGGATCAGGTTTTCAATGAGGCGGGCGAGTTCTGCGAGGTCCATGCCTGCAGAGTGCCGTGCGCGCGCGAGCAATTCACGCGGTGGCTGTTGTGGGCGTATGATCCACAACAACGGCCGGTTTCTCACCCGCGCATCAGACGCAAAATGGGGCGGAACCGCTTCGGTGGGAGCATTTTCACGGGATCGCGTTAAGCGAATAGAGCATTCCGGGGCGTGCCTTTTTGGCGCGGCGTTTGCTCTGTCATTGTCATTAACCCGTGCATCCCTATGAAGACCCGTTTTCGTGTTGATGGCCACTTGGTCGAATGTACCTCCGAGCCTTTGGTGGGTACCTATTTTCGAGTGTCCTGGAATTTGCGGCAGATAGACCGCCCACTGTCTGACGAGCCGCTGCAGACCGAGTCGTATGTCTGCAGAGCGACTACCGAGGAGGAGGCATTGGGCTTCGTGCAGACTCGCTCACGTCTGATGAGCGGGCTCCGACTGGGAACCGCCCTAACGGTCGAGCGACACGAGTTGGACGCTGCCGCTCAGGCTACCCTGAATATGCCTCCTGACGCACCGCTTGTGAGCGGTCGTTAACACAGCACTCTACGCATTTCCTATACTCCGGGCAGCCCTCCCCCCTATTTAGAGGTATGCGTGTCGTCGTCGCCACCGCCGTCATGGGCACTCAACATACTGCGCGAAGTTGCCGAGGGTCTGTACGGCAGGGGCAACGTCGTGCTCACAGGAGAGCAGGCCGACAAGATCAGAGCGGCTTACTACGCATACTGGACGGCTCTAGGCCAACCGAATAGCGAAGTGCATCGGTGCATGGCCACGGCGCTGTTCCATGCCGAAATGGTCCGAATCGAGTTTGTTCAGCCGACCGTTGCCGTGATGATCGGCGAGGTCGGATTCATCGACCCCATAGATAGCATTTACACGTCTGGCTGCGGGCACTTTGAATTTTTGCCAAAGGATTACGGGCTAGCCTGGGCGGGCGATTCTCAGGACGACTGATCGCGCCCACTATCGGCGCCGTACCGTCTGCTCCACGTAGTGCGGTGCTCCGGGACGGCGTGACCCTCCCGGCTCTCCGAGGCCAAGCATGTCCCCGCTTGGCTTCTTTTTTTCGCCTCAGCAGAGGAAGGCCAAGACGGTTGTTGTCACCAACTCTACGTCGGCGTCTTCGATTCCCAACAGCTCTCGGGCGGGATATTTTGCGGTTAGCCCGTTGGCGTTGACGCGATCGCGTAGGCCAAAGTGATGCACCGATGCCATGCGTCGGACCTTGCCGGCAAACGTGATGACAGCGGCGTTCGGGCTTGCCTCAATGCGCATGTACTTCGCCATCCGCAGCCGCGTGAACATCGAGCGCCGGATGCCGCCACGCTTGTGCCGTAACTGCGGCTTGCGTGCCTCGTAAGCGGTGCCATCCGGGTTGCGCTGCGCGGCAATGCGCGCTGACTGCCGGCGGCGCAGCTCTACCGCAATAGCGCGTGCCAGCGCACGGCGCTGCGGTGCTTCCAATTTCCCCAACAGGCCGACTAGGTAGGCGTCCAGTTCGTGCAGGTCGCTCACGCGGGCCTCCAGGTGGCGAGGTCATCGTCTTCGTTGATCGGCTCCGGGTGGTGCTGCACCTGGTAGCCGTTGCCGTCCACCTTCACTGTCACCCGCTCGGTCAGCTTCAGCTTGATGGAGATATCGACGGTGGTGTGGTTCAGGATTTCAGCCTCGAACCTGAAGGCGTCTTCACGCTTGTCGGGGTTGGTGAAGGCGTCAGGCTGGTTGGTGCGCAACCAGGCGAGGACGGGTACGACGACGGTGTCGGAGCTGTCCGGGTAGTCGGTCACGATCAGGGTGAGCGTGTACCGGTATTCGAAGCCGAGCGACCGCGCGCCGGTGGCCACCACGTTCCCTTCATCGACAAAGACATGCAACGCATCAGGGTGCGCGGCCAGATAGGGCACGGCGGCGGTTAAGGCCTCGCGCAGGCTGTTGGCTTTCATCATGGCGCGGTGGGCTCCCCAATGATGGTCACGCCCTGATGGCGTAGCGTCTGCTGCAGGCTGCTCAGTCGCGCGGCGTCGACGTGGCAGTCGGTGTAGTTGGCTGCGACGGTGCCGGCGACGGTAGAGAGCGCAACGCCCGAGGGGGCCGCATCAGCATTTCCGGTATCTGGATTGGGCACGGTGCCGGCGGCTGCTGCGTCGTGCAGGCGTACAAAGCCGCGAGGGACAACGCAGGCAGCGTCAGCTTGAGCGGGGACATAGCGAGGGACTTCCTTGATGATGGTGTCGCCTTTGACGCGGATGACGCGCTCGCGGTCGACGTACTGCGTGACGGTCACGGTGGCGCTCTTGGCGTTGTCGAGCTGCTTGCGCAGGCTGGCGGCGGTGGTCTCTGCCTGGTCGGCGCGCTGCATTGCTGCGTGGTAGCGGGCGGTGGCCCACCAGGCGAGGCCGGCGACGCTGGCCAGCAGTGCGACGGTGACGGCAGCGCGCTTCATGCCGCGGCCTCGTCTTCGGTCTGGTAGCGATCAAACGCACGGGCGAGCTTGACGTCGTACAGGTTGGCTTTGTACGCAGGGCCGTTGTAGAGCTGGGCGAAGGTGGCCCACTTGCCGGCGCGCAGCGCTTTGAGCATCGTCGGGTCGGCCTTTACAAAGCGCACAAACGCATCGAGCTGTGCGGCTTCGCTGGTGCGCATGGCGGCGACGAAATGCTGCACGCTGGGATAGTCGAGCAGCTTCCAGTGAAAGGCCATGACCTGGAAAGCGCCCCAGCTTGCCGATGCCAGGGCGCAGTCTTCATCGATCTGGACGGCACGCGCCAGGCGCATGTGCTCGCCGGCGTTGCCGACGTAGCCGCCGCGCTTGGGGTTGACCAGGTTGGGGAACTGGCGGGCGAGGGCGTCGGCATCTTTGCCGGCGCGTTGGAGCTGGCGATGCATGATGTGCCGCTCGAACAGGATGACCGGCCGGCCGTCGGGCAGGAAGCCGCTGCCCAGGCTTTCCACCTCATTGACGGCGCGCACGGCCGCCAGGGGCACGTCGAGCGTTTCTGCCGCCGCCTGCAGGTCTGCGGCGGTCAGGTGGCGGACGTTGCGCGCACCGGACTGCAGGGCGGCCAGCGTCTTGGGGCCGGCAATACCGTCGACGACCAGGCCGAAACGGATCTGTGCCACGCGCACGGCGGCGACGGTGTCTGCGCAGTACACGCAGGAATCGGGGGCATTGAAGCCGTTGGCGATCAGCAGCCGCTGCAGCTCCAGCACTGCGGCGCCGACCATGCCTTCACGCAGGACAGTCATGCCGACCTCCGCAGGATGCGAACAAACCAGCATTGCCGCGCGCCGCCCATGCGGAACAGCTCGACCACGTTGCCGCGCACGGCGTAGACGGCGACGCACAGCACGGCGGTGATGCCGTTCTGCGCGGCGAGCGCCCAGTCATACCGGCCGAACAGCACACCGATGGTGACGGCGCCGGCGAGCACGACCAGGCCGTAGGCCAGGCGGGATGCCCAGGGCCGGTGCGTGGCGCCGCCGCGCTTGAACAGCAGCAGCCGCAGCGCGATGAGCGCGCACAACGCGGCCTGCACGATGAAGAGCGTTTTCATGGTTGCTTGCCTCCCTTGTCTGCACCGCCCTTGAGTGCGGCGAACAGGCGGTCGCTGTTGTCTGCCAGGCGGATGAGCGCCAGGAGCAGCTTCACCACGACGGTGGAGGCGACCAGCGCCCCCACGGCGTGGCTGACTTCGGTGTTGGTGGGCAGGGCCTTGGCGATGAGCGCGGCGGCCAGCGGCGCGGACAGCAGGCCGGCGACGATGGAGGCGGCCAGGAAGCCGAGCTTTTTGATGGTGCCCAGCTCGCCGCTGTTGAGCACGAAGACGGCGGCGCCGGCGAAGGCGCCCAGCACGGTGCCGGGGTCGACGCCTGGCAGCAGGGACAGCGCGCCCACGCCCGTGACGGCGAGGGTGGCGGTGGAGCCGGTGGAGATGGGTTCAGCCATTGGGTTCCTTGGAGGTCAGTCCCAGAGCTGGACCATTTGCATGGCCGGCTGCGGGGAGATATCGGGCATGACCAGCTCGGTACCGTGCGGCAGCACGGGGCCAAGGTCGGCAATGCCCGGGTTGGCGGCCAGGACGGCCTCTGTGACGCCTGCGGTGCGGCCGTAGACGCGGTGGCAGATGGCGTCGACGGTGTCGCCCTGGATGGCCCGTACGCGCATCAGATGAGCTCGACGGTGGTGCGGGCGACGCCCTGGATGTCGCTGATGGCCCAGCGGGCATCGCGGCGCAGGTCTTCAACGCCGAGGTTTTCGGCTTCGGCCTTGCGCTCGCCGGCGGCCGTGGCATCGATGGTGCGGTAGCGCTCGATGAGCCAGGCGGCGGCCAGGCAGTGCACCGCGCGCTCGTACCGGTGAAGGTGCGCGCTGCGGCCGTCGATCTTGGGTGCCGGCACGTCGGCCAGCGTGTTGCGACCAAACGAGACCTGCGCGACCTTCCAGGCCTGCAGCTCGTCATTGACGGAAATGACTGCCTCGACCAACGCGGCGCGCATGCGCTGCTGCGTGACGGTGCCGTCCAGGCGCATGGCGGCGTAGGCCTGGTCGACGCTGATATCGGGGAAGAAGCCGTCGTTGCCGATCGGCTCCCCGCCGGGTTGTGCCTGCGCGGGCACGGATGCGGCTGCGATGAAGGAAGACATGGGTTCAGTAGGCAGGGAGGCGGTGGACGGGGCGAGGCTTCGCGGCACGCCGGAAGACTGCCCCGTGCCGCCTGATGCGCGGGGTCACGCTCGGTGTCAGCTCTTCCCGTCGCCGGGCTTGGCTGCGTTCTTAATGTCGCGCTCGATGCGCTCGATGTCTTTTTTCACGCCGGATTTGTCGTGCAGCTCCAGCGCGCGGCGCAGGTGCGCGAGGGCTTCTTCGCGACAGGCATTGGCGGTGGCCTGGTCGTGCCCGGTCGCCAGTTCTGCGATGACGTAGCCGAGCGCCTTGTGCAGCTTGGCGCGGACTTCATCGGGCATGTCCTGGTCGCGCACGAGCGCTTCCACTTCCACCAGAGCTTCAACGTCGGCCGATTTGAAGGCGGCCGGGTCTTTGAGGACCATGTTGGCAAACTCTTCTGCGATCAGGCAGGCGGTGGTGCGCTGGTACTGGTCGGGCATCGCCAGCTTGTGGCGAATGGCGTAGCCGGCCAGGGGCAGGGCGCCAGCGAAGTCGCCCACGTCGATGCGCCAGACCAGCACGGTCATGAAGATGTCGTCTTGCGTGCCGTTGTCCGCCTGCAGGACGCCCTCCACCCACGCCGCGTACTCGGGGAGCATGCGACGTTTGGTTTCGGCCTTGCGCTCGACGGACTGCACCTGCTTGAGCTGGCGCTTGTGCTCGGCGAGCTGCGCGAGCATCAGCTCGTAGCCGGTGGCGTGGCGCAGCGGATTGGCTTCCAGCTCGGCCTGCGCCGCCTGGGCGGCGGAGACCCGCAGGAAGTGGTTGCGGGCGGGGCTGGTCATTTCTCGGCCGCCTTTGGCGAAGCGCCAGTGATATGGACGTTCTCGGCCATTGCGACGCAGCCCAGCTCTTCCACGACATACGCGTCGTTGCTCGACTCGTAGTTCTCGATGCGGTCACGCTTGGCGTTGTCGACGATGGTGCGGCGGCGGGTGCCTTCCTGGTAGTAGATGGACAGGTTGTCGAGCCGTGTCACCAGCAGGCCGTTGGCCGGGAAGTACGGCACGCGCACGGCCGGCAGGTTGCCAATGCGTTTCTGGCTGACGATCATGTCCAACGCCATTGTGTCGGTCGGCCGGTTGGGCTGGTTGATGATGGGGAAGTACTTGTCGGCCAGCAGCTCGCGGCCGCACACGACGACCAGCTCCGGGTCTTCTGCGTACCAGGGCTCCATGAGGTTGCCCGTCATGTCGAAGACCAGCGCATCCAGGTTCTCGTATGCAGAGCCGCTACCGCCAATCACGATCTTGTCGGCGTTCTTGCCGTCGTGCGTCATCACGCGCTGCGGAGCGCTTTCACGGATGTGCTGCAGCCAGCCTTTGTTGACGTCCTCCAGCAGCGGGTTGGCTACGCGGTCCGACGTGGGCACGCGCTTGATGCCGTGGAAGCCGATCACCATGCGGTCCAGCGCCTGGCGTTTGATGATGGCGTCGCGGATGCGGGTCTGGAAGTCGGAGAACTTGGCCCAGGCGTCGAGCTTTCGGTACGTGATGTGCGTGTCCGAGTTGGTTTGCTCGCAGCGGTAGCCGATGGCGTCGAGCGTCGACAGGTCCGCCGTTTCACGATCTTGCTTGGTGGTGTCGGTCGTGCTGGCGATGGGGCCGGACACACCCAGGCCGATCTTTTCGCCTTCCTGTTCCGAGACGCCGTGGATGTTCACCTTGGACAGGAACTGGCTCGACTCCTGAATCTTTGTTTCCAGGCGCTGCTGGATGCTCGGATTGACCGAGAACTTGGTGTCGACGCGGCTGACGCCATTCAGTTTGGCGACTTCGGCCGTGTAGGCGTCGTAGAGGCGGCGGGTATCGTTGCGCATTGAGTGGGCTCCGGGTGTGGTTCTGTGTTGTGCCGTGGCAAGGTCAGCAGTCGGTCTTGATGTCGGCGGTGCCTTCGCCACCAGTGGCTGGCGGCCGCGCGCTGAAGGCCGGTGTGTTTTCCAGCCCGTGCTTGAGCGAGTTGAAGGCCTCGTCGCGCTCGTCGGCCTGCGCCTTGAACTGCGCCATCTGGTCATTGATCGTCTTGAGGCCTGCGGTGAACTGGTCGCCCATCGACTGCACCTGCGTGGCAATGATCTGTACGGCGTCCTGCACGTCGGAGAAGCGCGCGTCGTTGCCGGTCTCGGCCTTGGCCTGGCGCGAGAACAGGCGCTTGATGCTGTCGGCCAGGCCTGCGGTGGCGCTGGGCTGCTCGGGTGTGAAGTCGAAGTCGACTTCCACTGCTTCAGTGAAGAGGTTGTCGGGGTCTTGCTTGCGCGCGGCGAGCGGGTTGACCTTGGCGGTGGCGCTGAACTGCAGCACTTCACAGCCGAGGCTTGCGGGGTTGTCCGTCACAGCCAGGCCGACCAGGTAGGCCTCTTTGGTGTCGGCGAAGCTCGGCTGCACTTCCATCGAAGAAAAAATCTTCTGGCGTGCCTTGGTGAGGGCGATCAGCTCGTCGGTGGGATCGAGCTGCGCGTACAAGCCCATTTTGCCGTCTTGCTCTTCCGCCTTGAGTGCAACGACATCGCCGTAGGCCTTGAAGGGGCCGGCCGCCGAGTAGCCGCGGATGTGCTCCATGTTGATGCGCGCGGTGTACGTCTTCGGGTCGTAGTTCTTCGCCATCTGCACGAGCGTGTTGCGATCAATGACGCGGCCGTCGCTGGTAGCGCCTTCAGTGGCGATGCGGAAGAACTTGTTGGCCTTCGTGCCCATGTTGTCCTCGGTGGTCTGTGGTTCGTTGGTGCTGTCATCTTCAGCGCCGTGCATCGCGCGGGCAACGCGTTGGTGTTGTGCGAACCGGCACTACAACAGGCAGCGCGTGGCACGCGCGCGCGTGGCCGGTAGCGTTGCGGCATGACTACATTGCCGCCTATCGCTTCGCTCTCAATTGACCCGGAAATGGACCCGCGCCGCGTGGCGCGTTCGCTCTACTGGCAGGGCTACCGCGTTGCGCGCATCGCGGAAATGCTCAAGGTGAAGCCTGTGACGGTGCATAGCTGGAAGCGCCGCGACGGGTGGGCGGACACGACGCCGGATGAGCGCGTGGCGCTGACGATTGAAGAGCGCCTGATGCGCCTGGTGAGGAAGGAGCAGAAGGAAGGACGCGACTTCAAAGAGATCGACCTGCTGAACCGCCAGCTCAACAACGTGGCGCGGCGCGAGCGCTATCGCGATGGCGGTAACGAGACGGACCTCAACCCGAAGGTGGCGAACCGCAATGCGGGGCCGCGCAAGAAGGCGGAGCGCAATGCGATCAGCCCGGAAGAGCAGGCGCAGTTGCTGGATGCATTCCGCGATTCGCTGTTTGGGTATCAGGAGGTGTGGCACCGCGCGGGCGAGGCGGAGCGCATTCGCAACATCCTGAAGTCACGCCAGATTGGGGCGACCTGGTATTTCGCGCGCGAGGCGTTTATCGATGCGCTGACGACGGGGCGCAATCAGATCTTCCTATCAGCCAGCAAGGCGCAGGCGCACGTGTTCAAGCAGTACATGGTGCAGTTTGCGAAGGACGCTGCCGGCGTGGAGCTGAAGGGCGATCCGATCGTGCTGCCGAACGGCGCCACGCTGTACTTCCTGGGCACGAACGCGCGCACGGCGCAGAGTTATCACGGCAACCTGTATTTCGATGAGTATTTCTGGGTGCCGCGCTTCCAGGAGCTGCGCAAGGTCGCCTCTGGCATGGCGATCCACAAGCACTGGCGGCAGACGTATTTCTCGACGCCCTCCAGCCTGGCGCATGAGGCGTATCCGTTCTGGTCGGGTGCGCTGTTCAACCGGGGCAAGGCGAAGGACCGCCAGGTCAAGATTGACGTGAGCCACGGGGCGTTGCGCGACGGGTTGCGCTGCGCCGATGGCCAGTGGCGCCAGATCGTGACGGTGGAGGACGCGCTGCACGGCGGCTGCAACCTGTTCGACCTGGATCAGTTGCGCCTGGAGTACAGCGAGCCGGATTACGCCAACCTGCTGATGTGCCAGTTCGTGGATGACACGGCGTCTGTGTTCCCGCTGTCGATGCTGTCTCGCGGGATGGTCGATAGCTGGGAGGAGTGGGCGGACTTCCGGCCGTTTGCGCCGCGTCCGTTTGGCACGCGGGAGGTGTGGTTGGGCTATGACCCTAACGGGGGTGGGCCAACGGGCGACAGTGCGGCCATTGTGGTGGTGGCGCCGCCGACGGTGCCTGATGGCAAGTTCCGCGTCCTGGAGAAACACCAGTTCAAGGGCATCGACTTTGAAGAGCAGGCGCACGCCATTCTGCGAATGTGCGAACGCTACACTGTGGCCTTCATCGGGATCGACCGCACAGGGGTCGGGGATGCCGTGTACCAGCTCGTAACGAGGCGCAGGCCTGACGCGCACGGGTTCTCGTATTCCGTCGATGTGAAGACGAACCTGGTGCTGAAGGCGTACGACGTCATCAGCAAAGGCCGGCTGGAGTTCGACGCCGGTTGGACGGACTTCGCCGCGTCGTTCATGTCCATCAAGAAAACCGTTACCGCCTCCGGCGCGCGCGTTACCTATCAGGCAGGGCGCTCGGAGGACACCAGCCACGCCGATCTGGCGTGGGCTTGCATGCATGCGCTTTCGTACGAACCACTCGAAGGCGCGACCCCGACCAATACCAGCTTTATGGAGTTCTTATGAGCCGCAAGAAGAATCGGCGCGCCGCTGGCACAGCGACGCCCGCTGCGCACCCCAACGACCAGGCGGCGCGCCCGGAGGTCTTCTCGTTTGGTGACCCGATGGAGGTGCTCGACCGGCGCGAGCTGCTCGACTATCTGGAGTGCATGCGCATGGGGAAGTGGTTTGAACCGCCGTTGCCGTGGGATGGCCTGGCGAAGTCGTTCCGGGCCGCTGCGCATCACAGTTCGGCGATCTATGTGAAGCGCAACATTCTGGTCAGCACGTTTATTCCGCATCCGTTGTTCCCGCGCGCCGCATTCGAGCGCTTTGTGCTTGACTGGCAGGTGTTCGGCAATGCGTATTTGGAAAACCGCTTGAGCTGGGCGGGCTCCAGTATGGGATTGGTGCCTGCGATGGCGAAGTACATGCGGCGGGGTGTCGATTTGTCGACGTATTACTTCGTGCACGGTGCAGGCGAGCCGCATGAGTTCGCGCGCGGCACCGTGTTTCATTTGCAGGAGCCGGACATCAATCAGGAGGTGTATGGGTTGCCGGAATACCTATCGTCGTTGAATGCGACCTGGTTGAACGAGTCAGCCACGCTGTTTCGTCGGAAGTATTACAAGAACGGCTCACACGCAGGCTTCATCCTGTACATGACCGACGAGGCGCAAAGGATGGAGGATGTGAAGGGGCTGCGGGACGCGATCGCGTCGTCCAAGGGGCCGGGGAATTTCCGCAACGTGTTCATGTATGCGCCGAAGGGCAAGAAGGACGGGATTCAGCTTCTGCCCGTGTCAGAAGTGGCCGCGAAGGATGAGTTCTGGAACATCAAGAGCGTGACGCGCGACGACCAGCTTGCGTCGCACCGGGTGCCGCCTCAGCTCATGGGGATCATTCCGTCGAATACCGGGGGTTTTGGCGACGTGGAGAAGGCAGCCCTGGTGTTTGCGCGGAATGAGGTTAAGCCGCTGCAGGATCGGCTGTTGGCGATTAATGAGTGGGTGGGGGAGGAGGTAGTGAGGTTTGAAGCTTATAGGCTTGATGAGCGCCGATAGCGATGACTTGGTGGCAGACTCCGTGTCCCCGATAGCGCTTGCCGTCTGCATTCTGCGAGAGACGCCTTCCCCCCGAGAGATCGTGCTCTGATGCAACTGGAGCATGAGTTGGTACTCGCGGAGGGTGGGGCTATGTCTTCATCCGCCAATCGCCTCATGGCCGCTGAGTTCCTCAGCGCGTAGGTGGCCAAGGAAAATTCCAGCGGTCAGAGCCAAGCCCGATGTAAGGAAACCTTCGGGCATCGCGGCGCTGCTCCAACGTGATGCTGATCCACTGGTGGGGATCAAACGATAGTCGCTTTCCCACCTCTTGTCGGCTCGCCGCGCCGTGCGGATTTCAATCTTTCCGTTCTTTGTTTTTACTGTCGTTTGCACCATCTCTCCTGGTATCCCCCCAGGGCCGGGCGTGTTCTGTTCTAACCATCCCGTGCAACCCACCATACGCGCCATTGAGGGATCCGTCTAGCGGCGTACAGCAGACACTGTTGAAGGTGAAGCTGGTGACGGATATCTACAGGCTCACTAGGCGTGGGCGAGCAGGCCAGCCGGTGCGATATCGGGTCGATTCGCGGGTGGCCTCGCCATTCGTCGCGGCCCTGCCTTGGAAAAGGTCACAGCGCGCGGGCGAAATAAATACGACGCCTGTATGCGAATGCGCGTAGATTGGGATCAGACGCCGCCGCAGCCAGCGCACTTGGCAGTTCGTAGGGATGCTCGACGTTGTCCCTGGCGTTTTTCGCTTCCGTTGGAGCGGGAATGGCGAGCACCTGCGGGGTCGCCCCTTGCGTGCCCGTTGACAGCCGGCCGGGTGGGCATCTGCTGCATAAACGTAGAGGGGCAAGCATGGATAGAGAACAGGGTGTCGTGAAGTGGTTTGACTCTCGGAGTGGGGTCGGCCTCATCGAGCCCCAACGAGGTGGAGATGACGTCATTGTTATTTTCCCGAGGTCATCGGCGCTAGATCCTCCTGCACTCCAAAACGGGCAGAAAGTCTCTTTCGTTCGAGGCCTAGGACGCGTGGCCCGTACAGCAACCAAGCTTCTCCTCTCCTAAGCCGCGCTCTCGCGCTCGCGCGCCTACGGCCGGCTTTGATTCCAAGTAAAGGTTGGATGCTGGTACAGAGAACAACGTGCCCGGGAGGCTATATGACGACGCGCACCACTGAGTATCGTGGCTTTCAGATTCATGTGGAGCTTGTGCAGACGTCCGAGGACATGTTTGATCTGTGGTTTCGGATCGAGGGACCCATGGAACCTGCGGGTGTAGCTGCCCTCGGCAAACGGATCAAGGCTCATGGAGGGCCCTTCTCACGACGATGGGCGCACTTGGTGGGGGAGGTGGCGGGGCGCGCGGCGGTGGATGTCATCCTCGGCCCGGAGGATGTCCCGCCGGCGACGCAAGAATGGTGAGCGTGCTAGTAACTTACCAAGTGCAGATGGCTTGGTCGGTTGCCATTGGCAGATCGGCCTTTGGGTCAGCGCTGGGGAGCGCATGGACCTGGACGCTGGGACATGCGGGTTCGACATCGCCGAAAATCATTGCGATGGGGACTTCAGTGGCATCGCGACCCGTACCGATTCGCAAAAGCCCCATGGGCACCGATCCGTTTGATGGATCGACGAGGTTCCATTGATTGCCCAGGTAAACCTCGACAAATGCGTGGAAGTCCGGTGGGCCGAGAGCGGGGTCTGCGCCGTAATCGACGCTAGTTGCGAAGCGGGCCGGGATACTTAGTGCACGACACAACGCGATCATCAAGTGAGCGTAGTCGCGGCATACGCCTTGCCGATCCACCAATGTGCCCACGGCGGAGGTTCTCTCGTTCGTGGATTGCGGGGTGAACTCTACATACCGGCAGACCCAATCCCGAATCGCAAGGACAAGTGCGTACCCGCGCTGATGCCCGCCAAACTCACGGCGCGCGAACCCCATGAGGCGGTCTGATTCGCAATACCGGCTCGGGGCCAGGAAGGGAATAACGTCCAGCGGCAAATCCGCCACACCGACCTCAAACAATGATTGAGGCGGCGTGAGCAGGTGATGCAGATCAACGGTCGCTACATAGTTGATCGCGAGGTCGCCGCGCGGCGCCCGTAATCGAAGATGGCGATTGCGCAGGCCCGGTTCAGTCTGAAGTTTGGTCCGAACGGCAGGGGTCAGTTGCAACGATTCGGCAACGATTGTCTGTCGAGCGGTCTGCGCTGCATGGAAATTGAAGATGAAGTCTGCAGCCTGATCGTGAATCGCATAAGTTAGGCAGATTGAGTACTGCATTCGAACCATGCGAACTCCTGGGGCCCAGCATTGCTGGGCTATTTGTTCAGACGATGGCGCCTGAAACGCCACCGGGTAAACCTTCCAATTAGGGTCTTACTGAACCCTCTGCTCGCCCGCCATGGATTGGCCAGGCACGAGCCCATCGATGATTTCTTCGGCGCCGTGCGTGGCCGCGCGTTTTGCAGCGCCAACGTTGTCCCATGGCTCGCCCCTCAGACGAAAGACACGGGAACGTTCATTGTCCATCGTCTCGCCTTCAAGGCAGATGACCACCGAGACGCTGTAAGCGCGGTCGGGGCGTTTCTCGTGCCACTCTCGTGGCGGGTTGAACGGGTAAATCAGGGGGTAAATCGCGAACCCTTTGTAGAAGGATGTCGGGTAGGTATCCATGTTGGATCTCCAATAAGAAAAGCGAGTAGGCCGAGGCGAATAGACGTGCTGCTCTGACGCAAGACGAGAATGCCTCGGGGCAAGTGAGGTGAGGGCCGCGCCGGAGAACCGGTTCGGGAAGAGACAGCGTAGGTGGCTGGATCGAGGTGGGACGTCGGCGACGCGTCGATCAGAGGCGAGGCAAATTGCTCTTGTGCCGGGGCCGATGGTGGCCCCGCTGGAATCCGTACCTCACTCTACTCCGATATCGGGATCGCGGGCGTGGGTATTTTCGGAAGCGGCGTAGAGCGCATTGCGCCCGCTAGATTTGTGCCCTTTTGGGCACAATGCGCACGAACCTGTGGATGTTGGAGCGGGGGGCGGGGGGCGACGTTGCAGACCGTGCGCGCGCCGTTGGGACCCCGCCTCACCTGCGCGCTTCATTGAGTGGTTTTTATGCAGGTGCAAAAACTGCCGAATGCGGCCCGCAGCATGGGGCGCAGGGGTGCATTTGGCGTCAGCAGACTTATGCGGATTCGTGCAACATTGGAGGCATACCAACTTGGCGCGCTATGAAACCTCACATCCAGCATTCACACCGCGAATTCCGATCTGCCAAGCCGCGCTACGGCACACGTTACTACCTAAGCGTTGCCGGCTGGCTTCTCGTGGTAGGCCTGCTCTACCTAGTCTGGTCTCTTCTGGTGCCCGGGTAGGAATGTGGCTGACGCCGGCGCCGCATGAAGAGGTTAGGCGAACGGGAACACAGCGCGGCTTGGTCGGATCACTACAACACCGTTGACCTCGAAATTGAAAGCTTTGCCGTCAGCTTCAAACGACAAGTAATGCGGTACCCACTCCAAAGAGAGCAGGCGTCGAACTTCCACTTGGTCAACGGTGATGCCGCCCGAGGCGATCGTGATACTGCTGCATTCCAGGCGCAAGGCGGCGTCACCAGAAGGTGTGCAGAATTCTTGAAGCAAGAATGAGCCGGGGCTGTGGATAGGCATGATCGACTGCTTCCCTTCACGCGCCACAATACCGCTCGAGTAGGGCCGCTTCGGTTTCATGGACTTCGACTGGGATGCTAGTCGCTCCAGCAAATGCCAAGTAGCGGGCGCGATGTTGCCCGTTTCGGAAGGAAACTACGCCTTCCTTTTCCAGCCCGAGACTGCCTAGTAAGGTCCGCCGATTTCGCAGTTTGAACGTGACATAGGGCATGTCGGGAATGCGCGGCCGCTTCGGGTCGAGGAATTCGCGTATTCCACGCGCTTTCCCCGGGTACCAATCTGGCACAGCAGGCAGCACATAGTCAGTGGTGTCGCGGTCAGCACACTCCAGGAGCTTCCGCACATCGACCATCACTACGCAGTGGCGTGCGTCGTCCGATACAAAGGCTCGTTTCAGGCGCGTGAACGCGTACGGCTCATGGTTAACAAGCCGTACGTTCCAGACTTGGATGTCGCTGCCTTGAGCGTGGTCGACTGCCACTGAATCCTCTCCCACGAGGTGCGTGTGAAGCGGGGCATTATGCATGGCTTACGCCGCTAGGTTAGGGCATTCTCGCCCCGTCGCCCAACTTGTTGCACGAGAGTTACGGCCGCTTCGCGGATGGTGCTTGATTCGGCGCGGGAGCATGATCGCGTTCGGCCCAACAGGCATGGCGCGCATATGATCATCCACGCGTACTTCCCTGTGCTTTCAGGGGGCCTCGGACGCTACAGAGACAACCCGGCTCCAAATAAAGAACGGGCCCGAAGGCCCGCCGAGTCAACAGCTTAGATTGTCTTTCTACTTCTTCGGTACTCGCCTTGCGGCTCGTGCTCCAGCACTTTCATTACTTCCCCCGCTTCGTTCTCCCGCCTTCGGGATCAGCATCGGAAAAAGGTAATTTCCGTAACCCCACCTCAAAAAGCAACGTATCCCTTTGATCTAACACCACTTTCCGGATTACCCCTAGAAGGTAATGTTGGGTAATCGAAAAGGTAATCCCCTCGTAAGTCCTTGATTTTTATAGGTCCGAGCAAGACAAGAGGTAACTCTCTACAAAGGTAATGAGATTACCTATAGGTTACCAAGAAATTACCTTTACTCGATGACCTGCAAAGCGTTGCCCCACAACGGTTTGCAGTCGAAGCGACATGAGGGATTACCGAGATTACCTTTTTCCGATGGCGTCCTGAAATCCTCTGGGGGGGCTACCTTGCCGTCGGTCGCGCCGCTTCGAGTTCATCCAGGTAGTCCGCCCAGCGCTGCATCATCTCCCTGCGTTGGGGGAGAAACGTGGTCCGGTTGTAGGCCCGGCCCAGTGGATCCCGAACCTTGTGCGCGAGCTGCGCCTCGATGACTGGCACGGGGATTCCCAGCTCCTCATCGAGCAAGGTTCTGGCCATCGCGCGGAACCCGTGAACCGTCATGGTTTGTCCGTCGTAACCGAGACGGCGCAGGGCTCCAGTGAGGGAGTTGATGCTCATCGGTCGGGTCGACGTGCGGATGGAGGGGAAGAGATATCTGCCGTGGCCCGTGAGGCGGTGCAGCTCCCGGAGCAGTTCGACGGCCTGACGTGACAGCGGGACGATATGGTCGGCCCGCGCTGCCTTCTGCGCCTTGCGGCCCTTCATCCGCTCTGCGGGGATCTCCCACGTGGCGCCGTCGAGGTCGAACTCCTCCCATTTGGCCTCGCGGACTTCCCCAGGCCGCTGAAACACCAGCGGCGAAAAGCGCAGCGCGCAAAGCACCGAGAAGCTGCCGGTGTAGCCGCGTATCGCGCGGAGCAATTGGCCGATCTCGTCTTTGTTGGTGACGGCCGCGAAGTGGCTGATCGGCGCAGGCGCCAATGCACCTCGCAGGTCTGCGGTGGGGTCGCGTTTGGCTCGCGCCGTCAGCACTGCATAGCGCATGACCTGGCCAACGGCGCCTTTGACGCGGTGAGCCGTCTCTACCGTGCCGCGCGCTTCGATGCGTTGGAGCACATGCAGGATCTCCGGCGGCTCGATCTGAGCAATCGGGCGTTTGCCAATGATGGGAAACACGAAGCGTTCAAGCCTGCTGAGAATGTTCTCCGCGTGCTTCGCGTTCCAGGTCGGCAGAAACTTGAGATGCCACTCGCGCGCGACTGCCTCAAACGTATTTTGGGCAGCGCTGCGCGCCATGATTTTGATAGTCTTGCGTGCGAGCCCGGGATCGATGCCGGCAGAGATTTGCTTGCGCAGTGTCCAGCTCTTCTCGCGTGCGTCACGCAGGCCGACGTCTGGGTAGACGCCGATCGACAAGCGCTTTTCTTTCCCGTCGATCCGATACTTGAGGCGCCACCATTTGCCGCCAGAGGGCGACACTTCGAGGTAGAGGCCGTTGCCATCAAAGAGGCGTTGCAGCTTGTCGGCCGGCCTGGCGTTTCGGATTGCGATATCAGTTAGTGACAT